ATCAAGTAAAAATCTATACAAAGCTTGACCACCTTTTTTTAATTCTTCTGCGCTTACTTTAGCACCAGCAGTGTAGTTAACTCCTGGTTTATTTCTCCACAATAACTGAGGTTGAACAGTGTTTAATCCTCTCCATAATGCTCTGCTAAATACCAATGGATTTGTAATGGCGTATCTAATATTACCTAAAGCAACTGTAGTCACAGCTCCTGATGAAAAGTTTCTAGCATGAGTAAAAGGACCACCAACTGTTTTACCCATTTGAATTAATCCTTTAGGTGCCATCACTGCCATTTGATATGCCCAGTGTTTAGATATACTTCCTAAAGTATTTGCTGCACCATTTTGTAAAGCTGCCGCAATAGTTTCTGTTGTATACATTCCATTTAGTGGAACAGTGTATGCTTCTTCTGCTAGTTTGTTTGGAAGTTTCAATCCACTAGCCGCTTCAATAATTTTTTCTCCCGTACCTTGCCACGCTCTGGCAGCAGCGTTATAGCTTGGATATACAATTGCTCTTTCTCCTCTAGCAATTTGTTCAGCTGCAGCGCCTTTAATTACATTATAAAATCTGTCTCTTCCTGCAATGTCTGCTAGGTCCGCAGTTACATTTGAAATAACATTAGTTGCGTTCTTATAACTACCAAATAATTTTTGAAAAGCAGCCAGGTCTGATTCTTTTTGTATCAATCCTCCTACATCATCAGCTACAAATTTACCACCGCCGGTAATATTTTTAGCAATAGACTTAGTTATCAAAGCTTGATCAGCATTCATTCCAATACCAGGATACTTAAAGAAAGGTCTTCCTGTTGCAGGATCTAACTTTACATTTTTAATTATTTGATCGACGGTTAGTCTTGCTTCTTCTTTAGACATCTTAACTCTGTTAGCTGTAGCATTTCTTCTAAATACATTTGCTACTTCATCTTTAATTTCTCGTGACACCACGTAACCATCTATTGGTGATAACCCATTGTCTTTAAATATTTTATATTCGGTAGATAAAGAATCACCTATTCTTTGTTTCATAAGGCTAACAAAATCTTTTAACGCTATGTTTAAATTACCACCTTTATAAATAGTATTTAAATACTGTCCCCAAAATCCATGAACATTTTCTATTTCTCTAACAATATTATCAATTTCTTTACTAGGTATTTTTAATTTTTCTAAGCTTTCTCTAAAAGCTGTCATAGCTTTATTATCAAAGCCTTTAACTACAACTTTACCTTTACTTACTCCAAACTTTCCTGATTCAATTACTTTAACAATTGCTTTAGAAATTCCATCAGTTAATCCTGTTGCATTAGATGCAACTTGAGTGTCTCTTGATAATCTTTTTACAATTTGATCTATGTTTTTTAAAAAATCTGTAGATAATAAATTAGCTGAATCTTTTTTACCTTGAAGTCTTTGCATTGCTTGAAATTGTTCTTCAGGATAAGGACCTCTAGCTCTCATAGGTCTTGCTACATATTTCTCTACATTCTTAGTAAACTTTGTAGTGTTCTGTGCTCTTTTAAATACACCACTCGTAATATTTTTACCAACCTTACCTAGTCCCCATATCGCAGGTATAATTGGAAAGCCCATCTCACCTGCAAATTTTAATTTATTGTACAACATTCTTGTTGCATCTTCTTTAGATGTAGATTTTTCTTTTCTATCTAAAGCAGTTAGTTCTCCTTCATCAAAAAATAAATCTCCAAAGGTACCAATGTTTTCTGCATCATATACAACAGCTCCTGCTACTCCACCTCCTACAGCTACAGAAACAAATTTTTGTTTACGTGATAAATTATTAAATTTTTTAACATCTTTAACACCTCTATCTAAATTAGTGTTCTTAGAAGTCTTTACATATTTTCCTTTTTTAATACCATCAATTGCATTGTTAACCATTCTAAATGCTTCATCAGTTAGACCAACACCTTTTGATCCAACAGTCGCCCAGCCTCCATACATTTGAACTAAGACTTCAGTTAGTCTACCTATTGCATTTTCTTTTGCTTTCTCAGAACTAAATTTCATTACTTGACCAGCAAATGTATCTTCAAACCATCTATCTAATCTTGCAACTCTACCTTGGTCTACTGGTAATTTATTTTTATCAGCATAGTCTAAGATCATTGCTCCAAGATTAACAAAGCCGTAAGGAATTTTTATAGCTCCAGAAATTACTCCGTACCCTAATGACTCTAATGCACCTACATCACTGCTTAAAGGATCCTTAGTGCTTTTAGTTTTTATTTTACCTGTGGTACCTGAAGATTCATAAGAAGCAAATTGAGGTTTAATAGGTTCTTCATCTCCATACTCTTCTTCTAAATTTTTAACTTTCTTACCACCCCTATCCATGTTCTCTAGTTCAGATGGAGTTATAAAAATTTCTCCTTCAGCGTACTCTCTAGGGTCATCATAACTAGGGTCTTTTCTTTTTTTATAATCGTAGTAGGCGTCGTCGCCTTCTTTAATTCTAAATTTAGTTTCTCTAATTATTTGAAAAGCGTCTTCTAACGCTCCTCTTACTTGACTTTTTTTACGAAGTCGTGCTTCTTTTGCCTCTAAAGCTTTGTCATATTTTTCTTGTGCAGAAACAACTTCTTCTACTTTCTTTTTTTCCTTGTCTTGTTCATCTTTAACAAGTTTTCTGGGGTCAAAACCAAATACCATGGGACCTCCTATTCTGATACCATATCAACTACGATAAGTTCAGCTCCACTTTCACTAACTTTATATAATATACCTGTGTTTACATCTAAATAATGATGGTTTGGTATGTATCTATCTCCATCTACGCCATCTGGTAATATTTTATTTCCTGTTGCTTCGCTTGTCTCAAGAAGATCAGGATTAAAATCAGTAGTATCTATGATCGCTTCGTTAGGTGTATATCTTACTTTATTTTGATCTGCCCAAGTTTCAAAATCATATACTTTTTTAGCTTGTCCTTGTGTTAAAGAAAGATCATTGTCTTCATATCTATTTTGAACAACAGAAATATCTTCTCTAATATTTTCTTGCGCTGTAAGATCAGCTTGTCTTGCAACATCCTTAGGATTTTGAGGTTTTCTAAACATCACTAAATTTAATGCTTCTTCTCTAGATTTTCCTCCTCCTGCATCAGACATCCAAAATTCTATTTCTTTTTCTAAAGCTATTTTTTGATCATCATTTAATTTACTATAAGCATCTAACATAAATTGTTTTTTCTGCATGCCGTGTTTATACTTCGCCACCTTGTCAGCGTATCTTTGAGATTGAAATTGTTTCATAGGCTCTTTACCAGCTTCACCTATATTACCAAAAAGACTTCCTGTTGATGGACCACTCATTAAATTTAATCCTAAGTTCATTAGAAAATCTGAACCAGCTGAACCCTTAGGTGGCTCAGGAAAATCTGACATCATAGTTTGTAACATAGTATCTGTTGTATTTCCTGATGGTGTTGATTTTTCTATTTCAGTGTCTTGAGTTTCAAAGTCTGCAGATTTAAGATCTCCACCTACAGCATTACCTTCTTCATACCCTCGTCTCAAACCAGAAGTTATACCTCCAGCTGATCCGCCGATTCTAAACATAGGTCTATGAAATATTCTACTCATTAATCTCCAAACGCTTTGTACGCTCCTATTCCTGTCGATAGTATACCTAACGCTTGCTCTAATGGTGATTTGTTAGGTGTTATTTGTGATGTATGTGAACCTGGATAACCTGCTAACATAGAAGATATACCGCTGCCAAGGTATCCTAATCTTTCATATGGTTCGTATGCAGCCATTCTATTTCTCTCTCTTAAAGCATCAGCTTCTGCCTGCGCTTGAGCTTGTTGGATCGCGCCCGCAGATCCTAGTCTCGAAACATCTTGACCTTGTAATTTATATTGTAATCCACCTAGTCCAGAAACGTCCTGTGCTAAATTTCTTTGTTGACCGAATGCTTGGTTAGCTAAATTTTGAGCTTGACTATATCCTGACTGTAACATTTGTTGATTTAGTAATGCTCTATTTAAATCTTGTTGAGATTGATACTCTGCTCTCATAACACCTTCTCTACCACCACCTAAGTTTCCTGACATCGCAGCTTTTTGACCTATTCCACTTAATCCTGCGGCTGTTTGTTTATCAAAGTTAGCTAAAGTTTTATCAATAACTTGTTGCTGATAAGGAGACATGAATTGTTGGTAAGCACCTGGTCCTGAGTACCCTGCAGCTTGTGCAAGATAATCTTGAGTACCTCTCATGTCCGTTGGTGTTCCAGCGTATGCTCCTTGACCTGTTAAGTATGGTTGGTAAGCACCAATACCTTGTTGGGCTGTTGTATAAGCTTGTGCTTGTAATGGATCTTGACCTGCAACTTGAGGCCCCATCCCTTGTAATTGTTGTTGAGAAAATGGTGTAGCAGTTAATGCACCAATATCAGTAGCGTATTGTGTTGTGATATCTTTTAAAAACGGTGCCGGTGTTACTGATGTTTGTTGTACAGCCATTATTTAGTTCCTTTTTGTTGGTGTCTTCTCCAAGACTTTGGATGTTTTTGTTGAGAAACTGCTTTTTTTAAATCAGGATTAGATGCTATTTTTTTATCTAAATTAGATTTTACTTTACTTTGTAATCTACCTTCTCTTGCTTTTTCAATCTTAGTTTTCAAACGATGTTTTTTTAAATGTGATGCCTTCTCCATTCTCCATTTATTAGCAGGACCTCTTAATGTTTTTATACCCTTCTTTAAAATACCACCGATAGCTTTTTTGGTTCTGTAGGGATTAAAAGTCCACACCTCTTCCATTTTATGAGATGTTTCTCCTTTTTTCTTACCAAGAACTCTATATTTAGGTCCTTTGTATCCTAATTTTTTCATTGATTTATGACGCGTATCTGTATCAGACATATGTTTAGCAGTTTTCTTACCAAACTTTTTAATAATTTTTCCCATTCCTTTAGTTACTATTGTCATACTACCTCGCTTAATCTTTCCGAAACTTCAAACATCTCTGAAGCTCCTTGATTTCTTTTACCTTGTTCTTCTAATTGTTTCATTGTATCTTCCATACGTTCAGCGCCTAGATCAATGTCTCCATCACCTGCGCCTCTAACAGCATCAGCTGTCATTACAAATTCATTTACACTTAATCTTGCTGGTACATCGTCTGCTTTTTCTTCAGCTCCAATGTCAACAAAGCCACCAGTTTCTCTATAATCTTTTTCCATACCACCAAGGTCCATGATCCCTCCTTCTCGTGCTCCGATTCTTCCGCCTTGAGCACTTTTCTCTCTTATATATTCTTGAAGGTCTTCATACTCGTCATCAGTTAATTCACTTAATGGTTTTTTAAATATCATTAAAGACATTTGATTTAATTCATCTCCTGGACTTGGATTAGAAGCCATCATCATTGGCATTCCACCTTCAGCCGCATAGAACTGACCAACGTTTCCTTTACGTTGAAGATCAGCTTGTCTCATAATACCTGTAATACCACCGATCTCATCTTCTACTCCACCAGTCATAACATCTTCTATTGCAAAGTCTGCTTTAGATCCTAAAGCAAATCCAATTCTTCCACCGTCTGCTTTCATGTCATAAAATCTACTTTTAAATAAACCAGGAGTGACAGGAAACTCTTCTTCTGCTGCTGCAAAATCTGCTTCAGTTTCTGCTTTTGCAAACCTGTCTCTCATTTTATTATAATCATAATCAAATTTTGCACCTTGATCTGCAATGTACTCTTCTTTAGGTGTAGTTCCAATACCTGATAAAGCTAATAAAGGCGCTGCACCGATACCAATCTTAGCTAAAGTTTTTGGGTTTTGAATAGCTTTTTTAGCTAATGTTCCAATTCCTTTCATTAATCCTTTTTTATACCACGGAACTTTGGTTGCTCCATGTAAAGGACCCATTCCTATCATTGAGCCAGTGGCTGCTTTCCCAGTCAATGCACCGAGTGCTGGGCCTGCAAGTAATGCTCCAATTCCTATTTTACCTAGTGGACTCTTAGCTATTTTTTTAACACCTTTAAATATTTTTTTTGGAATCTTTGTAATTTTTTTAAAGAAACTTCCTAAACCATAAGCTCTTCTTCCTGAGTCAGTGTCCATGATACCACCATAAGCTGCTGGTTCTCTCATCATCATCTCTTCACTCATCATTTCTTCTTGAGGAGCTTGAGCACCCATCTGACTAGCTTTATAAACTGATTGATACCATTCTTCGAAAGACATGATAGGTTCTTCTAACTCTCTCATTTCAAATACATATTGCATGTATTCTTCTTTTAATTGAGCTATCATCCTCTCTTGTCTAGGATCTTGAGGGCCTTCATCTCCTTCGTATTTAATAGGAGGGGCTCCTGTCTCTAGTGTATCTGTAATTTGTTCTTCAAATAGTGCCATAATTTTGCTTCATTTAAGTTAAGAGCAGGTGAAAATTTCCTGAGCGTACACTTTAGCTTGTTTTTCCAAACAAATCAAGTGCTGGCATGATGACTTTGACGTCTCTTCGAATGTCTTTTTCATCAATTCCCTTAGCTTTCCATTCCTCTTCACTCTTATATATTTCCCCTGTTTTAAGGTTAGAAATAGTAGTTATTATTTTATCTGGTTTTATTTCTGGTACATCGTTCATTATGTTGTTACCTCTTTCTTAATGTTTAGATAGCTTACACCAAATGTAAAGGCGTCTGCGCTACCTGCTTTAATTGTAAGGGTTGTTCCACCCTCCACTATTAATGGTTCCGTTAATAATTCTTTACTTTGATTGGCTACTAAGGCTGCTGATTGTATAACAACAATGCTGTTGTTTGTTACTGTAGGTGTAGGAGTTCCTGCAGATTTAACTATAATAGATTTAATAACATAAGTTTCACTTATTAAAGGATTACCTGTTCCAAAAGGATTTTTTTCTGTGTTATCCGTATTAGCATTTAAGCCTGCAAATTTGTATTGGTTTACTACTGCCATTAATCTAAAAAGAAACTTCTAGCTTCTATCTCCTGTTTTAATTCTTCTTGAAAAGTAGAGTTTAATTTTTCTAAAACAGCATCTAAATCTCTAACTAAAGACTGGGCTACATCTTCTCTGTATTCTGTGCTTGCTCGGGTTAATGATTGTACTATCTTGGCCATAGACTTACTATGCCTCCTTGAGCGAAATGATGACTACCCCTTGATCGGCCGGTTGAGCTTGAGCGATTGCTAGAAAAACTACTTCCACCATGTAGAGATGGTCCTATAGACCCTTGTGAACCTCCACTATATGTACCTCCAGGAGTCCATGATCCTTTGTCTCCTTGACCTGCACCTCCGGTAAAGGTTGGAGTTTTGCCACCAGTGGTAGTTAGAGTCTCTATGTCCTTCATCTTGTTTGTTAAAAGTTTTTCTTTTTTCTTTTTATCGAAAAAATCTCTAGCTCTTTTGTTAGCGTCAGCTAACGCTTGAAATCTTTCTAATTGAAATCCTTTTAATCCTTTTTCTTTCATCTCTTCTAATTCTTCGTCAGTAACCACTCCATCTGCCATGGCTGCTTGATAACCATATTTTTCTCCAATTTTACTTCCAGCTAAATCCTCAAACTGTTCTCTTACATCATAATCCCCAAACAGAGATCTAACATTTTTTCCAAAAGGATCTTTATTACCAAAATCATGTCCACCATACATATCTGAAAACATTTGTTTTTGAAATCTTTCATAAGGAGTGTCTGGTCTCATGTTTCCCAATAGGGCACCTAATCCTGGAATACCCATAGCCATTCCTATAAGATTACCTGCTAAATTTTTTCCACCTGAAAACATACCACCCATTTTATTTGTTAAACCTGTTATACCTTGACCAACTTTATTAAACATTTTGTTATACCAAGCTGGTTGCTTTTGAACTTGTGCCCCAGATCTAATATCATCGTTTTCTAAACCCATTTGTATATTTCCAAAAGGATCAATTGGATTATATCCCCCATAGTGCGGACTAATTCCTGGCATATATTGCCCTGTCATAATATCTAATGCCACAGGTTTCATTTTTTGCATATTAGATATCATATTATTTTGTTGGATACCTGGAAGCATAGATTGACTTCTATAAGTATTAGGAAGATCGTCATTTAAATAATTCATTCGATAAGGATCTACATTTTTATATGTATCAATTGTTCTAGCTCCTTCAAAAGGAGTCTTGTAGTAATTTTGAGGCATGGTCATTTGTTGTCTAGCAAATGCCAGATTACCATTAGCAAAACCTAGTCTAGCAATACCACCACTTGCATAATCTTTTTCCCATCTCTTTGCGATCTTGGGTAAGTTAGCATGCATATAGCGTCTTTGCTTTTCTGATTTAAATGGCATTATCTTCTTCCTCCTGCGTGTACATCTAATCTAAATGTACCTAGTTTCCAATTCGAATCTACAGCCGTGTTTGATATTTTAACAGCGACGGCTCTTGCTCGTGCCCTGCACGATTGATACGTAGTGCTGGTTGTAACATTAAAAGGACCCAATGTCGAGCTTACAGCTGATTGATTAGGATAATTTCTTAAGTCTAATGAGACTATTGCAGTCCCTGATTGAGATATAAAGTCAGGTAAAAATCTACTAATTCTCATAATAAATTCTCCATCTCCTCTAAAAGTAATTCCTCTTTGTTGATCCTGAGTAATGTCAAAATCTCCTGATAATATATTAGCTGGTATAGCTGCAATTACTCCACCAGAAGTTTGTTGATTGACCCCTGTTTCATGCTCATAGTATATGGTGCTTCCTTCAGTGTTACCAGTAACGTCAAAAGATGCATCGTCTCCAGCATCATAGGCTGTGGCGTGGGGTAAACCAAATACAGCTGAATCTTGCCACGTAGTTCTTCTAAATAATGTGCTGGCATTAGTAAACCATATTGGTCTTTCAGCAGTAGAATCTAAATAACTATACATAACAGCTCTATCTACTACGTTTGAAGTGGACGTTGGAAAAAACCACATAATCTCACCAAACAAGTTATTAAGACCACAGTATATTAATTGGTTAGACGTTTTGTTAAGATCATCATAAACATAGTCTTCAACCAAACAGTCCATTGATTGTAGATTACCAGAATATTTAAAGAATCCGTTTTCGGACATCCAGTAAGCTGCTCCATCTACTTCTACTGCTGCGTTCATTCCAATCAATCCACAGTTAGTTCCTACTTGTTCGTAGGCAAAAGTAAATGGAGTTCCCACAAAACGCATGGTGAATAATGAGGTATCCGTCCATACATAAATAGCGTTTCTTCCTAGTTTAGCTCCCATGATCCGTGATCCGGCGGCCAGTCTTTGTGTACCAGCACTATTGGTTGCTGATGGCGCCCATGTATTTATATCTTCTTGATTTGAGAATCTTATAAACATGTCATCTTGGGTACTTGTATCTCCAATAGTTGTCTCTGTTCCAAATAAAATTAAGTGACGATCCGGTGTGGATACCAACATATCACGTGAGGCTGTTGGTGCTCCTGTAATAATAGTTGCTCTTGTGGTTGTGGCATTAGTCGCTGCCGCATCCCATTCAAAGACAGCGCTATTATGAATTAAAGCAATAACATTATCTCCTAAATTATCAATAGACCATAGTCCTGGATCCGTTACTTTGTCAGTGTTAGCTGCAGCTGATCCCCATCCTGTCCAACTAGATGTATTAGTTATAGTTGCTCCTCCACTATGTGCAGCTCGAGTTGAACCTCTTACAGCTCTAACTATTCCAGTAAAACTTGTAGCAGTTACACCTGTATAAGAAATTTCTTCACCACCTACTTGAAAATAATTTGTTCCTGAAGAGGGAAATCCTGTTGTACTTCCAACATTAATTGTAGTTCCTGATCCACCTGTACCATTGGGATCATCATTTAAACCTGGAGCAGTCAACGTAGTTGTAGTTGATCCTAAAACTTTACCGCCCCATAAAGATATACCCCAACCAAAAGCACCCACTTGTTCAGCAGGTCCTACGGGATAATACCATTGAACTTTTAAAGTTCCTGTTGTAGTGGCACTAGAATTACTATCCATAGTTATTGTTACTTGAGTAGTAGAATCTACTGAAGTAATCATAAATTTTTTGTCATCAAAATCTGTTGCTGAAAATCCTGTCCCTGCACCTCCGGTAAACTCAGTCATAAATAATATATCTCCTTGAGACATACCACTTGTAGAAGCGCCTCCAGAAAAAGTAATTGTTACCGTTGGTTGGCCACTAGAAAAATTACAAGTAAAGGCTCCATAAGAAGTTCCAAAATTAGTTTTAATAGGATGTATGTCATAGTATACTCCACCGGTATAAGCATATAAAATTCGATTAGTTCCTATAATAGAAAATTTTTGAGATTCTTTAGTTACGATATGGTGCATCTGTCTAGCTACACCTGTTAATTTACTTTCTCCTAATTGATTCCAACCACCTATTTTCTCAGGCGTTCCATATCTGAAACGAACGTTTTCGCCTCCGGTCCATTGAGCTTCCGCTCCAGTAGCTGTAACTTGTTTATTGAATCCAGGTAAAAAACCTATCTTTTGTAACATATAACTCCATCATATTATGTATTCCCCATTGTTGGAATACCTAACATCGGCCTTTTGTCGAACCTGTTTTTTTCAGCAAAAGGACCATTTACATGGTTATAATGAAGAAATACTTGTCCGCAAACATTTCCTTCAAAAGGTTCTCTCCAATGCTCTAATTCGCATCCACTATATACTAGCATATCGCCAACATCAAGTAGGACTTTAGTGCCTTTGGGAGCGTTAGGTTTATGTATATTTTTACGTTCATCTATTACAGAATCCGCTCCTGTACCATCTATAAATATGGGCCAAGGGTCACCACCTAAGTTTATAGTAGTGGATATTTCACAGCTTGGCCTGTCTTTATGTCTTTTTAATTCGTCCCCATGTTTATATAACCTGGCGTAGGAATAAGTAGGACATAGGTTTAGCGCGGTTTCATTTTGCATTACGGGTAATACTTTTACCAGTAAAGTCTCCATTACAGGGTCAGCGTAATGAGAATAAGTATTTGGAATTTGTTGATCTTTCCATGTGCCTAACAGGCCTGTGTCGTACATAAGATTATTATCGTACATAAATTTAACCGCGTCCCGTTTAAGTAAAAAATAGTTAAATACAAAGTTAGCTAATTCATAGCTAATTGCTTTTTTAATTACTTGATATTTATCAAACATTATTCAAAACCTTTCTGAAGAAAATTAAAGCTTACGGAAATTCTTAAATCATTAGATTCGTTGGGTTCCACACAGTGCCATAACCAAGCCGGAAACATAATAACTCTCCCAGGAATAGGAGCTAAATGGCATTCATTCCATAACTGTTGGGGTAATTTATTTTTTCTAAGAGGTTTATTTGTCTGGACTCCTGGGCGTGGATCATTGCAAACCAATTTACCAGAAGATTCATTTGCTTGGACAAAATAAACTCCACTAAATAAAGAATTAGGATGAACGTGGGGTCTATTATAACTACCAGGATAATTTATATTTGCCCACATGTTTCCCAATACAGGTTGTTTATCTAATTGTTCTTCTTTCCAAACATCTTGAATAACTAAAAACAATTGATCTACTAAAGATTTAAATTGTGGCAACTGATGCATATTAGTATCACTATGCCAACCTTTAACATTTGTTTTCTTTAGACCTTTTTCTTTTTGAGACCACACTATTATATCATTAGATAAAGTTTTATTATCTAATTGAATATCTTGTGCGTAAATAATGGTTGGAAAAAAATGCTCTTTAATCATTTAAATGGTTTTCCTCCAAACCAAACAACTAAAGACTGTCTAATGCCTTTAGTTACTGGTGCAACTCTGTGATTTAAAAACGACGCAAAAGCAACCGCGTGTCCTTGTGTAAGTTTTGCAAATTTACCAGGTGCTGTTAATTCTAAATGTCCGCCTTCAAACTCTGAAGGATCATTTAATAATACAGTCATGGATATTTTTCTGACGGGTGGTTCGTGAGACATGTTTACATCACAATCCATATGCCAATCATAGAATCCTCCTTCAGGGTATTCTGTAAACTGTGCATTTTCTGTAATTCTAATATCTCCAAAACCAAAATGATTTCTATTTGCTTTTTGTATAAAGCTATTAAGATCACGATACATGTGTTCCATCTCTTTAAAGGGTATCCATGATATTGTTGTAACTCTTTTTTTTGTATCTACACCACCTTCAGGTCTATCCATTCCTACTTTTGCTTGTCGTGGTGGTTGACGTCTGCCTGCTTCTATAACTTGTCTACATTGATCTGGTGTAAATAATGGAGTTTTTGTTTCTATTATCCAACTTTTCCATTTAGGTTCGGTTATCTTTATATTGTCGTACATTAAGTTACTCCTCTATTTTTAATGGGGTCAAAAAAAACATCCATGTTAGCCGCAATAGTTAATCTTTCACCTGTTCCGTTAAAAGGGTATACCGTATGTCTCATATCATAAGGAAATATAAATAAGTCCCCTGGTTTTATATTTGCAGGTTGATAATCTATGTTTGCAAACATGCCTGAAGACGAACCTAGTATCGTTAACTGACCATTTAAAGGTTGGTCCGGAGACGAATACTCTACGCCATAACTTTCAGGTATAGATACAATAAGAACTGAAGATAATCCAGTAAATAAAGTACCTTGATGAACGTGCACGGGATTATACTCATGCTCTTTCATTTTGTTAATCCATACAGATGATAAGCTACATTGATAATCTTTAATTCTATTCCAATTTAAATAATGATCAAAAACTTGATAATAAAAATTAATTACGTACTGAGATAAAAAGTTATGGGGGTATATTTTTTTTGCTGGAACATCTGGTCCTTCATAAAAAAAAGATTTTTCATTATTAATTTTACCCACTAATTGAGGATTAGCTAAGGGCAGTTGGTTAACTTTATCTCTGTATATATTTGTTAATTGTTTTAATATTTCTAAAGGCACGTTATAACGTAACACTGTTTGACCTAAGTTTGCTATAGTAAATTTCATTATTCTAAATTAACGTTTATATAAGTTTTAGCCTCTTCTTCTATAGTTGGAACTTCTTCATTTTTTAAAATTTTTATAGGAAATTCTTTTAAACCTAACTCCAGTCCAGCTAAATATCTATTGTTTCCATAGACAACTTTATACCTATCTCCATCTTCAACTACTAACAAAGGGTTAATAATATAACCAACTTTATTAATATGATTTTTTACTTTTTTATAAAGAGGAGACTGCCGTTGACCACTAGGATTTTTCTCTAGGGTTTGGTTCCTCAGATATAGCTTTTCTTTTTTGACTTTCAAGTAAACCTCTTTCTTTTTTAATTCTTTCAATAGACTCTAATTGACCTATTACATTAAATACTTCCGGTTGGCTTGACCCTGCTGTTAAAGTTTCTTTTTTATTACGCATAATTTTATGATAAGAATCTAATTGGTGAGTGTTCACATTTTGAGTATCAAAAGAACCATCATCATTTTCTTCTTTAAGTTGAGACCAAACTTTTATTTCTCTCATTCTATCGCGAGCTGTTAATTCCATATTAGCTTTAGAAAAAGTTTTTTCATCAAGCTCTATTGCATAAAGTTCTTTTTTATATTCGTCAGTTTCTTCCTTTAATTTTTTTTCAAGTCTTTTAATCTTTGCAGCATTTTTTCTATACTCAAAAGATAAAATCATTAATTGTTCTAAATAAACATTCTGTTCTCTAACACATTGCCAATATTTGGCAGCTTTAGTAGGGTATTTAAAATCATTTAAAACTGAAAACCTCATTTCAGTTTCAGTTCTAAAAATTTGTTTCTTAGTCCAAGTGTCTCTAAGCTCTTGTGTTAATTCTTTAAAAGCACTAACATCTTTAGGGTCTAAAATGTTATGTAGATTAGGTGCTTCTTTTTCTATTAAACTATATATATTACGTTTTTCTGTCATGTGTATCCTTTCATTTATTTATAATATATCCATTACTGGATATAAGTCAATATCTAACTTGATGTTATGCTAACTGTAGCCGGTCCTGCTGCCTGATATTCTTCTGTTTCATCGTGAATAGGAGGAGAAGCTCCTGCTACAAAACCATTTGAGCTTCCTGTCTGCGCACTGCACATTGATGATTGTGCTCTTGCTGTACTCATACTAGCTCCATTCGCCCAGCTTGTTCCATCGTACGTTTGAGATGATGTAGTTGGACTTGCTCCACCAGCCATTATGGCATCTGTTGTTGATCCCCAACCATTGCCTGCAACACCTTGAGGGCACGCTGCATTTAAATCTCCTGATGCTGTCCAAGACGAACTATCATAAGTAAAACTTTTCCCTGACATACCTGGACCACCATCACCACCCGCAATCCATGCCGCTGCGTTTGGTCCATCTGCAGCTGTTCCAGCTGTCGTAAGAGGAGTTGAATTTCCTGATGTCCATGCAGAACCATCGTAATCTAAAACTCTATCTACTTTTGCAGGTGGGGGATCTCCAATTCCACCAATACATAAAGCTGCTGTTTGAGTTCCTGCTCCACTTGTATAAGAGTTTCCTCCTGGACCAATAGCCGGTAAAGCACCACCTGCAGTCCAGTTAGTTCCATCCCAATGATAAGTTGCTGTTCCTGGTCCATAAGAACCAATACCATCAAATAATAAACCTGCAGAATCGGGTCCTGTTGAACCACCTATAAAATAGTTTGCTGGAATATTATTTCCTGCTGTCCATGTACTACCATCGTAAGTCCATGTTTTATTTTTTGTGTTTCCTGGATATTGTAAACCACCAGCTATCCATCCTGCTGTTTTAGTTCCTCCACCGCCGCCACCTTGGACAGTTTGAGGAATATCACCGCCACTTGAAAATGCAGCTGTTAGCTGTACTTGTCCTTTTAATACGTTTGTTGCTGTGTTATACCAAACTTCTCCAACGATAGGATTACTAGGATCCGAAGATACTATTGGTATGTTGTTTCCATGATTTTCTTTATAAGTTGCCATAATTTTTTAAGATACCGTTACTGTTTGAGTTTCCATTGCTCCGGGATCAAATTCAGAGCACCCATCAGTATTAAAAGTGGGGTTACCCGGATAAGTTCCATTAGCCATAAAACCAGATGCTCCTTGAATTCCACCAGAACCTTGACCACCTCTTGCTTCGTAAGTTACAGTGGCAGGACTATTTGACCATGTTGTTCCATCATATTCTTCTGTAGATTTATAAGTTTCAGTTATTGCAGGTGTGTAACCACCTCCTGCCCACGCTGTTGCTGCTGGACCATTTTGACAACTTGAAAAAGCATATCTTGGAGTATTTAAACTTGCTGGTGATGCAGTCCAACATGTTCCATCCCAATCTTCTTGTTGATCTCTTACTCCTGGATAAGAAGGGGGAAAACCTGATTCTCCTCCAAAGACTATTGCTGCAGTAGACGTACCACACGAACCCATATCAGTTCTACCAATAGACATAGGATTTAATGCTGACCATGCAGATCCATTCCATTTTATTGTTGAAGGTTTAACCGTAGGCATTGAAGGTGTAGGTGATGAGCCACCCATAAAATAACCAGCTGTAGTAGTACCAAACCCACCAGTATTTTCTACTGAGTTGGGGTTATTAGGATAAGCAGTAATATTAGACCAAGACGAACCATCCCATTCTTCGGAATTTCCTCCTGATCCGCCAACAGTAATTGCTGAAGCTTTTACTCCCACTCCAACAGAACTTGCATAAGTTGCTGTATTTAAACTTGGAGTTCCTGTCCAGCTTGAACCATCATACTCAACACTTGTAGAAACAGCTGTAGTTGTGTAACCACCAAAGATTTGAGCAGAGTTTTTACTGTCACCAAATCCTCTAGTGCTTCTGGCAGCATAGGGTGTAGTAGCTCCTGATGTCCAAACAGCATTTCTATATGTTCTAATTTTTAATGTATTTGAAGTTGAGTTATACCACACCTGTCCCTTTGTTACAGGGCTAGGATCGGACGCAAGGTATTGAACTTTTTGTCCAAATATGTCGTAATAAGTTGCCACTTATATTATTCCTCCAAAGTTATGTCTTCTGGTCTAGGTATATACAATGCTGATGAAGTATCTTTTCTTTCATCATCATCTGGTATAGAATCCCATTCAGCTTGTGCAGCAGTAATTTCTGCATTAACAATTGCTTGTGCTTCAGATAGAGTTTTTCTTACTCCAGCTACTCCTGAAACCCATCTATTAGCATCTTGATTGTTAGCATTCACTTTCCACACATTTCCAGGAAAACTTGTAAAGTCAAGTTTGCTAGAATCGCTATGGGTAATGAAACCTTTGCCCCAATTTGTTGCTACACAGTATTGATAATTTGCCATAGTTTCCTCCTTAATTAAGATGTACTAATTGTTTTAACCGTTATTGCAGGACCTGTCCACTCTTCAGTGGCATTTGTAGCTCCTGTAGGGGTAGCTGGATTTCCACCTCCTATCATACAGTCGGTAGAGCCATTCATCGTACCTGCACCATGAAGATTTCCTCTTCCTTCGTTCAAATTTCCACCTGTAGACCATGCCGAACCATCCCACATATCAGTAACGGCTTTACCTACAGGACTAGGACCACCTCCAAAAGTAATACAAGTAGGAACTGTTCCGCCCCCACCACCATAGTTGTGTTGACCAGGACATGCTGTCCCATCAGACCATGTTGATCCATTATATAATTTAAAAGCTGTTTCACTATTTACATTTGCTTGCATCCAAGCCTCAGAAGTAGTTCCTCCTCCACTAGTTCCTTGAGCCCAACTTGGAACTGCTGCTCCCGCAGTCCAACACGTACCATCCCAGTCGCTACTAGTAGTTTGTGAAGGGGCAGGTTCTCCGCCCGCAGCTAATGCTGCTGTCTGTGCTGTAGGTCCTCCTGCAGATCCATGTCCAGTTCTACTTTTATCCATAGCGTTTTTTGCAGTCCAAGCTGAACCATCATAAAATTTATTTTCATAAGCTGGACCACCACCTATTGAAAAACCAGCAGTTTGAGTTCCTTCAGATTGTAAACCTTGAACAGAGGTTGGAAAAGCTGTAGCCGATGCATAATTAGTTCCATCATACTCAACACATGTAGTTAAAACAGAAGGTGGATTGTATCCACCATAAATTACTGATGCCGTTGTAATACCAAAACCACCACTATCTCTTGCAGTGTAAGGCATAACATTTCCTGTTGCCCAGGTACCACTACCATAAGTTTTTACTTTAAAATTATTAGAAGAACTATTATACCAGACCTGTCCTTCAATAGTGCCGCCGTCGCCAGCAATATTTTGAACCGTGGCTCCTTGAATCTCTCTATACTCAGACATTATTTATTCTGCAACAACCAACCTTGAGTCGCATCTACATAGACCAGTGTGTTCGCCGCTCTTTCTGTAGACACAGTCAAATCTGCTGTTGCCCCCTGTATTTTGTGGCCATTTCTAGCAATTGTTAAATTGTTAGTGTCGAATGTACCCGCGTAATCTATGAATGAAACGAAGTCTCCAATTGCAGCGGAAGTTGGTAAAGTCAAACTAAATGCTCCACCTGATGTATTACAAAAATATCCGTTACCTGCGACAGCATTTGATGGGTCAGCTGTAATAACTGCTTGCCATGAAGCACCACCTGTTACTTCAGCCCAAGATAAAGCTCCTGAACCGTTGTTTGAAAGAACTTGCCCCGATGCTGTTGCTTGTGCACCTGGCCATGTTAAAGTATATGACGTTGTAGTGCCCGCTGCTTTTTGACCTATGTATTGTCCACCAGTTGTGTCTTGTAGTCTTAATTCTTTTTGTGATCCAATGTTTAATCCATCAGCTGCCACCCAAGTAAGATTTGCATCTCCACCAAATGAACCTGAGTTATTATATTGAACTTGTGTAGTTGAACCTGCTGGACTTGTTGTTAATGATACTTCTACAACATTTGGATTTGTTCCATCATCACCTTTAGCTGCTAAAATTCTCCAGTCTTTTTGTGTAGTTGTCCAAGTAAAACTTGTACCTGAACCAGACGTATATTGAAATTCTACTGTGTATCCACCTGAAGTTGAGTTTTTAATAATGTAAAAATTTTCTATATCTAATGGAATAGATACAGTAATATTTCCTGTAATAGTTCCAGTTAATTCAATTACTCTTGCAGCACCCGTTGCACCAGCTGCTCCATCAGTAATTGTAAGGTCTGTATTTCCTGTTCCATTAACTGTAACAGAAGCATAACCACCAGAAATCTGTTCTATAATATTTAGATTGGTGTTAGTTTTTGTTCCCCAAGTACCGGCGTTTTCGCCCGTAGCCATTAATTCTATGCCAAGAGGTGTGTAAGTTGATGCCATTATTAAAATCTCCTAGTTTGTTAGTTTATATTGTTTATTTACTTTTAAGTCAAACATAATTATGCAGGTGTTTTATTAGTATATCCAGTGGTTACTTTAGGTGTTTTAGCAGTATAACCACTAGTGACTTTTGGTGTTTTTCTACCATAATATTTTAAGATTAAACCTGGTCCATTTACTGTAGCTGTTAAAGACTGTCCTAGACCCACTAAACTCGCGTTTGTTTGTTGGACAGTAGTAACCGTTCCTTGAGCGGTTGTAGCTGCTTGTCCGGTTAAAGTAGTTAAAGTTACAGGAGAAGCGGTTATAGTGCCTAAGGTAGTAGTAGCAGATTGCGCTGCTAACGTCATTATAGGATCAGAAGTCGTTGTTACAGTGCCTATAACAGTGCTTGCTGATTGACCAGTTATACCTATAACATCTGCAGGATTTAAAGTACCTACTGATGATGTAGCTGATAAACCTACTAATCCAACTGAATGCTCATCAAGAGAAACATTTCCAAAAGAAGAAACTAATTGCTGACCAGTTAATGAAAGAGTTAAACTTGCATCAATACTAGGTGAACCCACAGAAGAAGTTGCAGATTGACCTGTTAAACCAACTATTTGTCCAGGTATTTCTGTTAAAGTTCCTAAAGATGTTGTAGCTGATAAACCAGTTAAAGTTTCAGTTGCACTTTCAACTGAACCCCAACCATTTTCACCCCAGTTAAGTGTACCCCAACCAGGTTTTACTTCTATTAATTCTGTTAAACTTCCAACTGCAGTACTTGCTGATTGACCTGTAAGAGTAACAACGGCATCAGAAAGATCTCCCCAATTACTATCTCCCCATGATTGAGCACCCCAACCAGTGGCTAAAACTGTAGCACCACCCCATTGAGATTGGTCCCAGGTTAATCGGCCCCATCCTGAGTCAACTGACACGTGGACCTCCTTATGCTATCTGAATGATTGCGTTTCCTGCTGTTTGTGCTGGAAATTGAATTGTAAAAGTTCCAGTTGTTACAGTCTTGTCTGCACCAAAGTTAATTGCGCAAACCGCTTTGTTTGAATTCGTTGAATTATAAATTAAGCATCCTCTTGCTGTGAATGATGCTGTTGATCCCCATGATGTGCTAGCAAATAAACAACATGCAGTGTCACCAGATAAAACTGGAGTCGTACTTGTTAAAGCATTTCCGCCTGTTGTGTATCCTGTTGAAGTTGAACTTACTTCATAAGTGTTAGTTGGATCAGCTGTACCATCTGTTGGTGCAGTGTACGCTGTAGTTGATTTACTTAAAGTTGCTGAGCTTGTGTATAAAGCTAATTTAAATGCGTCTGTACCATTAGTAAAATTGTGACCTTCTACTAATATTTCTTGTTTAAAACTATTACAAATTGCCGATGTTATTGCCATAATTTATCTCCTATTACTGAGGCGGGGACTCGATTGGTATACGTACAGTACCGTCTGTATAGTCGTCTCGTCTTCGTCTCCCAATTTGCATACTTGCAAATTTAGTTAGTTCTTGTTTATACTTTTGTTCGTATAATGTCAACATGTCTGCTGGACCTTTCAAAAAAGTAAATGCTTCGACTAAAGTAGCATATAATAAGCCTTGAGGGAAGTATTTACTTACATAAGTGCCCGAAGTATCGGTCTCCAAAGAAGGTGGTAGTTTATTCCAAAAAATCGTATATAAATAGTTCTTATCTGGAGTAGGAGAGACATATAAAGCTCCTGAAGTAGAACTGGTAGTTCCTGTAGCTCCTCCAAACATAGCATAATATTTAGGAAGACCTTTTACATCTTGACCAGTTTGTGCTCCTTTAGGTCCTGTAGCTTCTCCTTGATATTCTTGTATAAAAGTTTGATCTCTTTTTAAAAGATATTGTCCTTTAACAGTATCATCACTAGTTGAATCAAAAACTAAAACTCCTCTTACAAATAAACATCCTGCCGGTACAGTAATTGTATTAAAATTTTGAGCAAATTGCGCGCTTGATTCTACTCTATCTGAATCCATAGGAAGATCATAAGCAATTCTATATTCAGCATTTTCAATAAATCTATTAATAACTGCTTGAGTAAATACGGTAGAATCTACTTCTGACCAAGTTCTAATATCATCAGTTAAGTTTGAGTAAGTATATCCTGCCATTATCTCCAGCCTTTCTTAGCAATTTTAGGAAAGCCTTTAATTAATCCACCTTTTTTTAAACCAGGTAGTGTGTCTTGTTTTCTAATAGGGCCTTTTCCTTCTTTTTTTCTAAACCATTTTTCAATTCTTTCACCAGCGTCTTTTAATTTTTTCTTTTCTACTCCAGAAGGACCGGTGCCTCTATGAAGTGGAGGAGACCCTAAGTCATCAACATGGTAATAAGGACTGTTTGGATCAAGTTTTTTAAACTTGTCTTTGCTACCAGGTCCTGGTTTTGTCTCTAACTCAAATAATTTTTTACGCTTACTTTTTATTTTAGGTTTAACTTTTTTAATTATTTCTTTTATAATTTTTATTTTAGACATTATGATTGTAAAGTAACCGGTCCTACTGAGATCGGGTACCCTCCTCCTGTTTCTACACTTGTTGCGTTTGTATCGGCACTAAAATAAAACCAGTTTCTACCAAACTGTCCTGTATTATTGGGTCCAGTTGTATCAGTTGCACCATCTACATATTTACCTACTGTTATAGTATATCCTGCAGCTTTTGCAATTGTTGCTCCTGTAATGCCACCAACTCCTTCGGGATTGCCAAATACTCCAGCCGCTCCTAAAGGTCCTCTAAATCTTTTTACATCTCCAGTCGTATATCCATGTCCAGGTAAATTAACATTTACAATGGGAGAACCAATTTGATATGTTGTCAAAGGATTATATTCTAATACATCTGCTACACCAAATTCTGTTCTTGCAGGTTTTGCATGTTGCAACGCTTGCGGATCAGAGCCCACGGGTCTTGGACTAATTTGAGGTTGCTTAGGTTCATATTCAGAATTATGCACCCATAAACCATTCCACTCTTGAACCATTTCTCTATACGGAAATGCAGCTCCAGAACGATCTGAAATCATTAATGCGTTTCTACCTTTTGAAAACTGTCCCATTATCTTTTATCTATACCCTTTCCTTTATATTTTTTTTCTGTTTGAGGATATTTTTTTAATCTATCTTTTTGTAAAATAGCACCTCTTCTCAGCCAGTTTTTTTCACCTTTAACTAATTTTCTTTGTTTACCCGGTGCACCTCTAAATCTTTGTCTTACATCTGGTAAGTCATCATACATTCTAGTTCTATCTTTAGGGGTTCTTATTAATGATCTACCTAATTTTTCACCAGCTGCAAGTATGTCTTTTGTGTCTTCTTTACTTTTACCTTTAGTAACTCTTGATTTAATTTCGTCCATTCTTTTACCATATTCTTTTACTGCTGGTTTATTAGCAGCTTTTAAAGCTCTCATGTGTTTGCTATAAACCTTCATCATTTTATCAGTATCACTTTTGTGTATCTTTTTTAATTTAGCTTCACCTTTAGCCCTAGCTGCTTTTTTAGTAATAAGCTTTTTAACAGCTCCCATTCCTTTAGTTATTAGTGTCATTATATATTTGGATAATAAGTTTTCGGTGTAATGTACGTACTCGCTGCTGATCCATCCTCCTGTAAAGCTCTTTGTAATTCATCTTCGTATAATAATTTTAATTCTTGTGTTCTTGGCGGAGCATATTTTTGAGATAAATAATAGGCTAGTCCTGATACCATACACGGTATAAATCTATAAGGTGCATCTACCGCATTTGTATAAGCTGCTCCTGCATCTTGAACTCTAGCTACATAATAAATATTAATATAATTACTTGCTTGTGAGGATGCTGCTGTTGGATAAATTGTAATCGTAGTTTTGTCTATGAATCTTTGAACCCAAAATTGACTTGGTGTTCCTTTCACCATTTTATTTGAAAAAGCAGCATAAGTAGATCTATCTACTTTTGTTAAAGGTAAATCTGTTTGAGAAGTTGTATTGTAATCTGTTCTATAAGAAGCAGAAAGAATGTCGGTTATTCCATATATACCATTTACAGGAGTTGTAGTAGTACTGGTACCATCAGAACTATCTCTAAAAAAATCGTAGGTTTGAGTGCCTTCAGTTAAATCAATATTAGTATTTCCAATTTCCCAAAAATGAATTCCTCTATTTCCCCACTCTTGAAATAAAATATTTAATGATCTTCTAGCACTTAGAAGTTGGTGTCCGGCTGATCCTACTAAACCAATTCGTTCATATGCTTCAGCAATAATATCATCTATTGCAAAGTTTTGATCAAATGTGTAAGAGCCAGATGTTGTATTTGCCATCTAATCTCCTATCCGGCATAGAAGACTACTATTTGAATAAAGTCACCTACATCGTAAGTTACATACATTCCATTAACTAGTCTAGCTCCTGTGCCATAAGCTGAAACCTGACCGTTGTTTCCTCCGGCTGTTCCACTTGATTTGTCAGTAGCAATTACAGTTCCTGCAGTTCCACCAGTTCTGAAACTACATGTTCCAGCGGCTGCGCCAGATGTAGTTCTAAAGCTACCAAATACTCCGCCACCACCAATTTTTGCTCCTGCCACAGCACCAAAACCAACTGTTATATTAGCTGCTGGTTGTGATGTAAACTCAGCTGCTGTTACAGTTAAAAAGATTTTAGTTCCAGCAGTTAAAGTAGCACTTCCTGGTAATGCAATAGTTTCTGTCTGTGCGGCTCCGTCAACATCAGTCCCTGTAACTGTCATAGAAATTCCAGATTCAGATCCATTAGTTGTAACAGTAACATTTCTTCCACCGCCATTGTGCGCGGCTGCAAGAGATGTTTGTGCCATAGTTGCAGATGTATTAGGTCTAGCTGCAGTTACAAAGTAATCAGCGTCAGCCGTTACTTCGTCACTTATACGTACCCAATTCATTAAAGTTATCGACATATTTTCTCCTAATTACCTAGGCTCCCGTAGGAGCCTAGAATAATATTATTATCTTTGTTGTACTGTTTGAACGTAGTCAACATAAAGATCGTTAGCTACAGTTCCTTTACTTTCAGAAAATGCTTTGATTTCCATAGCTAAATCATCAGGAACAGTTGTTGCTGCTTGTGTTCCGACACATTTACCATCTAAGAAAAGTTTATATTGTGCTGATGTCTGGCTTAACTCAGTACCTGCAGGTTGGAATAAGAATCCCAATCTAACATTGTTATCCGGCATTGCATAAGTAGTCGCACTTTGCGTTGCTACAGTAGAATCAGCAAAAGTATAAGTACTTCCTGCTGCGCTATCTTTCATAGTGAAAGAAGTTCCTGCTCCATTTTTTCTAGATACAAATTGAATTGTAGTTGTATCTTCTAAGTGAGAGAAACCAATACCATCATCTGGTAAAGCTACAGGATCAACATAAGCATTAGATGCAAAACCAACAAAAGTGTTTAGTTCAGTAACATCAGTAACTGCGATTGAAGTTTCAAAGTACCATAACTTATTAGCATTATACTGGAAAACTTCTGGAGATTGGATACCATTAATCTCGCCACCTGCTGGGTTAGCATCTCCAATTCTTAACCATCCTTGAGGATATTGGGATAAGATATAAGCCGAACCAGTTTTAATTTCAGTCCAATCTTCGTCGTTGTATGTTATGAAATCATCTTGGTACGCCCATTCTGCTGGTGTAGACCCACCAGTAATAAGTGGTTGTTTAATTCCACTAAATAAAGATGTATCTCCTTGTTTACCTCTAACGTTTGTTACGCCAGTTGAAAAGTGTGTTGTCATATTAATCAGCGCCTCCTCGCGCCAGTTATTCTTACTAAGCAAAGAATAACCAATTTATGATTTAATTATCTTAGTGAGTTATTTATATAATAGATTTTAGTAGAGTGCAAGCGATCCTAATAGAAATGTACGATTTCAGCGATGTGGCGTTTATCTAAGTAGCCACAGAAACTTGGGCAGCAGCATCTTCAATTGCATTTTGTTTATTTGCAATTTTGGCCTCTTCGAGTTTAATATCAGTAATGACTTCTCTAATTTTGTCATCAATTCTGACCATATCCAGAGTATATCTACCTTCTTGTTCATACTCTAGTTGCCACCTCAACTCCAAGGACCTTTTCTGTTTGTACAGGTCTTGTACCATCGATAACCTCCTCATAGGTTATTCTATTTATCTTAGGAGCCATCATTTCTCCAAGATATTCCCAGTTTATACTCTTTTCTCCCAATTTGTCAACTATTGAATTTTCAATAGATTTAACATTATCCTCAGCCAGAACTTCAAATTCTGTGTGATATTGATATGCATTTATTTTTACTAGGAATTTTCTCATTTTCTCACCATTATTTGAAAATTATGGCGGAACTATGTTCCGCCATAAAATTAGTTTAGGTTACGCACCTTCGCATCCGAAGATACCTCTATAGTCAGATGCGCCGTAGACGTATCTTTCTCTAGCTTTGTATCTTACGTTACCAGTATCGAAGTCACCTTCCATTGAAGTTGTCAATGGAGTTCTTTCAAAGTGTTTCATACCGTTTGGAACGTCTGTGATGATGTACCATGAGTCAGAATCATTTAAGAAATGGTTCACTCTGTATCCTTGAGGAATCATTCCCATAGAGTTGACTGCATTGATATCGTTATCCGCAGTACCAGTTCTACCTTGAGACTTTAAAAGTCTTTCAGCATTGAATTGGTTAGCAGAAGGAACGATCATCTTAACGCCTCTAGCTGCAACTTTTAAACCTCTTTCATCAGTGAAAGCAGCGATATCAATCAATGCTTGTTCTAATGAAGTTTCGTTTAAGTCCGCTTGAGTAGCTAAAGTGTTTGCAACGTTTGTTCCACTGATCGTTGGGTGAGCAGTTGAGAACAAAGCTACGCCGTCACCAGTTTTATAAGTTCCTACCGAAGGTAGACCATTATTAAGTGGTTGTGCCGCTTTAACTTGTTTTGCGTTTGACATAGATCTTGCTAATGCTTTTGTGTATCTAGAAGCTAATCTATCGTAGAGGTTATCTTCGATAGCTTCTTCTGTGATAGCGAAAGCTAGCGCAATCGTTTCCATAGTGTAACGAGCAGTGTAAGTCT